AAATCCAGGCAATGCTTTTCCATTTTCACAAGCTTGCCATGCACCATTTTCTCCATCTACAGAAACATCAATTGATACCCCATTACTTGACAACCATTCTATCTTAGAAGAAACGTAGTTTTTCCATAATGGAAAACTTATCACTTTAATAAACTGACCCTGTGTTGATGATGGAGAAAGATATAAACTATTAGTAGATTCTCTATATAAAATATTATCATCTATATGATATTGCCAATCTAATTGTGCAGGAAATGATACAGTTGTGTTTATATTTTGATGTTTTTCTGAAGCTTTAAAGATTTCCCCAGAATCTGGTAACACAATATTAGATTCTGTATTAGAAATAAAATTATTATAATGATTTATTATTGAATTTAAATTTAAAGAATATCTATATATTGCTGGAGCATCTATAATAAAATATTTATTTGTTTCTGCTGGTCCACAATTAAAGGATAATGATTCATTTGTAAAATTAATTCTTGAAACTGATTTACTTTTAACAAGCTCTCCATTTAAGTATAAAGATATTGAATTGACTGAATATACTGCTACTACATGTAAGACTCTTTGTGGATTGGGAACTGAATAATAAATTTCTTCATTTTCTAATTTGAATAATATATTGCCATTATCCCAATATATTCCTATGCCAGATGTGTCTGCTAGTATTGGAGTTAAATTAGTTAAATTTTTTGGGTGGAACCATACTTCTAGTGAAAAATCATTATCAGATGTCTTAGTAGTCCCAAAGCCTCCAGAAACATCTATGCCCCAAAAATTCTTACTTATTTCAAATTGCAAATAATTGGTGTCTGTTATTTTTGTAGAATGGCTACCTCCAGAAACTATTGGCATTGGTGTATTAGATATAGTCCCTATATAAGCACCATTGTTTCCGCATCCAGAACTATCATACGCAATAGATCCAAAAGACTCATCTAGCTTCCAAAATCCAGAAGGAGAATCTTTTAAAACAGACAAATAATAAGACATTTATACATTATACCATCTAGGAAACCCAGTGAGTTGTATACATTATTTTTTGTCCAGACGTTGTGGGCAAAGACTCATGCAAAAATGGGGCTATAGATGGAAACATAACTAAACTACCTGCTTTTGGCTTTATTTTAATTTTTTGATTTTTAAACTCTATTTCTCCGCCTTCATAATCATCGTTCAGGTAGGTAACAAATGAATATTTTAAGTTTGTTCCTGTTCCAGTTGGGTCTTCTGCGTCAACATGAGGGCCCATGCCCTTAAACTCATCATACATGTATAAATTAATGTTTTCAAAATTTATTTTTGGTTCAGAAAAGTTTTCAGGGATTTTATTTATAGATTTATAATAAGCTAATTGACCATCATAAAACATTTTAGCACACATTTCTGGAGCCATCATTAAGCTGTTTATTATGTATAATATTTTTTTATCTAAAAAATGATCGCCTGTATTAATATATTTATTCTTTGGAGTTATTTTTTTCCCGTATCCAATTTTCCATTCTTTATCATTACTTGCAGTCCAGTCTTGCCATTTATCTATAGCAGAATGTGATTTTTCATTAGAGTCTATTTCTTGAATAACTTCTAATAGTCTTTGTGGATAACTTATTACATTTTCAAAATAAAAAATTCCATCTTGTTGAAATCTTATATCAAACATACTGTACATTTCTCTTGGTGGCAGGTTTTTAATCTCGAGCATCTATCTCTCCACTTTCTGCTAATTCAGCATCATATTCTTCCCAATTTGGAGTAATTCTTTTACCCTTATTTCTAATTTCTTCCCATTCTTTTTGCTCTACAGCCTGCTTTGCTCTAGTTTCTTTAATCTCATCTTCCCATGAAGATTTTTTATCAATGTCATAAGCTTCTTCGGGTCGGTCATCCCAAAACGATCCAACAGTATACCTATCGTTTTTTGTAACAATTGTAACTTCATGCATATTTTCATGTCCGCCATCGAATATTGCATACATACCAGTTTTCGGCTTTATACTTAAGTCAAAATTTTTAAAATTTAGTTCTCCTCCACCAAAGTCATCATTTAGATATAAAAATCCTGCATACCTGCTTCTTTCAAAAGCACTTGGGACCCCATCGTAACTATTATCAGAATGAAATCCAGCAAAGGCACCAGGTATCCATTTTTGAGAATGAAAACTTATCTTGTAAGCTGGGCCACCAATAATTTGCTCTGCTCCCCACTTAAACTTTTCTTCTAAGTTTTCAAAAAAGTTATTTGGTAGTCCTGCATCTTCATACCATTTCTCTAACACTTTTGGATTATTAGTAAGTTGATGTGGCATGTTGTATGCATAAGATTCATAAAACGAAATAGGATGCCATGAAAAATCTCCAGATTCAATTAAATTATTAAACATTTTTATAATGCCAGCACATTCTTCTGGAGTTATAAAATCTTCATATACCCAAACTGGATGTTCGCCCTCTCTATACTTTATCAAATTCATTTATATTCTCCTGAAAACCCAACATTTTCTATAATGTTTTCATATGGAGTAATAACTCCATCTTTAATATATAACATGTTTCTAGGATCTTCATGAGCTATTCTTTCTAACTCCATTTTAGACCACCTATATGCACCATATCTTTTTTGATTTGCTAGCCACTCTTCTGAACCATCATAATCAATCATAACAAAGTTTCTAATAAAAAATTTATTGCCATCAGGTATAGTTTTGACTCCATGATAATAAGGTTCCCCTGAAGGAAAGATTAGCATGTCTCCAGCTTTTGGTTTATGGTTAACAAACTTGCCATCTAAATAAAATTCTATATCTCCACCATTGTAATTATCATTTATGTAAAATGTACATGTTGTATGAAACTTTTCTCCTGGCATATCTTTTTGTGAAATAATAAAATCTGTATGATATTGCATAGTCATTTTATTTTTTAACATATCTACTTGATTAAAATATTTACACCAGGACTGACCGCTGTATCTGGCTCCCTGTGGAATCTCTATACCAGTATGTTTAAAGTAATGTGAAATAGCCTTATCGTAACACATTGCAACTTCGTCAAAAAGATTCTTTTCTAAATTAAACATTTCTTCTTTTTCTGAAGGCCATAATTCATTTGGTTTACATTGTGTATATGTTCCGTAGTCAGCCCATTTTGTCCATTCTTGAAAAAAATGTTTACCTTCACTAGAAGATTCTGATTTCATCATTATTTCATAGGCTAGGTCTGGTTTTGATAACATGTTTTCGTATAAAATTACTCCTGGAATCAACTCTCTCCATTGTAAATTATCTATATCATCAACAATATTTAAACTATGCATTATTATCCTCTGTTCCAAAATATTTTTGCCAAGATGGCGATTTAAATTGATTTGAATAATCAGATGGAGGCTGATTTTCACCTGTATGTTTTAATATGGTCCAAAAAAATGGTGATGTGAACCTATTACCAGACTTAACTGGCCTTACTCCATGAACATAGTGTTTATCTCCTGGGAAAAAATATGCTGCCCTTGGTTTTGGCTTAAACTCAATACCTTGTCTTGGGAAATACAATTCTCCCCCTTCATAATCATCATTAAAATAAAATAATCCAGCTATATCATACCAAGGGAAGTCGTTAGATCTTCCTTCTTCTAGACCAGTATGAAATTCCTTGTCTGCATGAGGCTCCTGCCTTGCGCCAACTGGCCACCTAACAATTGCTGGTCCTGTTGCTTGAACATCAACATTAAAAAATTTATCTACTTCAATTTTTAATCTATCAATCATATCCCACAATAGACCAATTATTCCTGGATCTGATGCCTCCAAAGAATCTCTAGTTGCAACCCTATCTTTCCATATGTTTGCATCATACAAAACCAATCCATCTTCATCTACATGTGTTTCTGTTTCATCCCAAATTTTATTATTCATAGCAAAATTTATCAATCTCTTTTGCTCTTCTTCAGTTAAAAAATTTTCTAACTCTACAATATTTGAAATATCTGTGCCGAAAAAACCAGAAGGGGTAATAGATATGGGTGCGTTTGATCCACCCCTAATACCCTCATTTACAATTTTTTTCATTTTTTATCTCCTGTAGTATATGATATCATATATTTTCAATAACCTTTAACTTTAAAGATTTTAATTCATGCTTGCCCATAGTGTTTCCATTATGATCTACGGCATCTCTATAAAAATCACTCCACTCTAACTTTTTATTAATTTCTATAATAGCATTTGAGTAATCCTGTAAATACTGTGGATTATGTTCATTATCTGGAAGAGATGCATTATTCATTAAATGAATTTCGGAATTGTTGATGGATGATAAAGATATAGGAATTATTGAGCATATTGGGGTTCCAGCTGGTATAGTAATTTCTTTATTTGGTGAAGTAATCATCCAAGCTACTGGTAAATCTGATCTAAAAAATGAAGTACTTATTAGAGTTGTAAAGCAAGATGCACCGTCAATAAAAAAATTTGGTGCTGGCATTGTTAGCAAGCT